GGTGATATATACTCCTCATCCTTCTTAGGTACATACATTTTTGAGTGTGCTGTCATTGTCTACTCCTACCTAGCTGAACCAGATACATCATAGACAAAGTTGCCTGACCTTATAGCATCCATTATTATGTCAGCTTGTTTTTCATACTGTTGAGCAGACATTTTCTGAACACTAGACTCAAGAATCTTTTTACCTGAATCTGTAGCATCAACTTTAGTTTTTGTAGATTTCGTGCCAACTTCCATAGCTGCACCCTTATCACTCTTTTCCTTAGTTGGCTTGCCAATTCCCTTATCTGATTTGTACAAGTCAATAGCTCTTGCTGCTGACCTTGCATCGTTATCGTTTTCATATAATGCATCTTGTACCCATTTTGGTTGTTCGTCTGCCCATTCATGGAAGTCATCACTATCTCTGATATCGCCAAAGTCAGGATGTATCTTTAACAACTCCACTTCAGCTTTCTCTTTTACAGAGTTAGCATCTCTCTCATCTATTTTTTTAATTCTATCTTCTAGTTCTAAAGATTGCTCTTTTGCTTTTTTCATTGCAATAGTCTCAACAATTTTAGCTACATCAGGATACTCAGTTGCCCATGCTTCTATGTCTTCATCAGACTTAGGCAATTTCATTTCTTTTTTTGTTGCACCCTCTAGCTGAGACTTTAAATCATCTAACTGCTTTTGAAACTCTTTTTCTTTATCTTGGGTGTGTCTTCGTAAGTCACCATATCTTTTCTTAAAAGTTCTTTCTTCTGCATTAGTCGGTTCTGCTTCACTAACATCTTTCGCTTCGCTAGTCTCGCTTTTACCTTTTTGCTCTTTAACGAGCTGTGCCAATTCTTCTTCATCTTTTTTTATCCTCTCGTCTTGAGAATAAGGTCTATTCATAAACATTGCTGTTTTAGGTGTATCTTCTTTTGTCATTATAGTATTAGCTTCTTCAGCCATATGTAGTCTCCTTTGGGGGTTATCGTAGCCATTATGTGTTGGGGGATAAGTAGCCTTATTATATCATAGTATTATAGTTGTGTCAAATTTTTATGTTCCTCCATAATCCGTGGTGTTGTCAGGACCTCCGTATCCTCCATCTGTTCCATCATTACCACCATTATTATCATTATTATCCTCTGTTGGTGGAATGTATGCTGGTGGAGTGTATACTGGTGGAGTGTATACTGGTGTAGGAGTTGCAGTTTTAGCAGGTGGACTAAATGTAGGTAATGATGGAGTTTCAACAGGAGGAGCAGGATTGTAATTCTTACTAGGTTTATTATTAGCTTTTGCAACTTCATCTAAATAAGCTTGTGCTTTTATATTGCCTTGTTTAGCTTGTTCTATTGCTAATGAGGGCATACCCCAATAGCCAGTGGTCAGACTAGCTTGAATACCACCTTTAGGATTCATTTCTTCCCCTCCAGCATTGTAACCTCCACTACCCAAGTCTTTAGCGTATTTAGTTACTTCTTCTCTTGGAGTAGATGTTGAAGGTGCGTTAATAGGATTTCCGTTTTTATCTACTACGTTTGATGTTGAACCACCTATATAAGTAAATGAACCATCTTTATTTTTAGAATAAGGTGTACCACTTGAATTATAGCCTATTCCTATAGAACCTCCAGCTGCAGAAATGACATCTCTACTATTATTACTAAAACCTAATTCAGTTAAGTCTCCTACCATAGAAGAATCTTCAAAACCACCTTGCGTAATGCCCATTTCTGTGTTTGCAATTTTTTCATTAGAAAGTTCTGCCGCTAACAATTCCCCTATAACATCATAATAGGCTCTATCATTATTATAAGCAGAAGGTCCTATAAATCCATAACTTGCACCCTTAGTAGGGTCTACATCTTCTGTACCTATAGTAGTAGAGCCTGCTCCAGTAGACTTACCAATCCCAACACCATCTACTGAGTTGATAGGATTAGTGTAGTCTGGCTTTTCTGTATTTGTATCATCCTTTAAATAATTAGATAAATTAGAAAACTTTTGCTTAGCCTTTTCCATAAAACTTATTTCTTTTTCAGTTAAATTGCTTTCAAAGGGTAAATTATATCTAGCATTGTGTATAGCAGCACCTGTCTTTAATGCATACTCTCCTCTAATGCCAATTTGATTTTGTGCTTTTAGCGGCCAATCCTGCATAGGTGTACCCACCTTTATACCAAAATCTCTTTGTATATCTATCATAGCAGTATTAAATGCTATAGCTTCTGCTTTACCTTTTTCTGCTGCCATTATAGGACCACCTATAATATCGGCAGATTTACCCTTAGTAATATCGGCTAAACCAGCCCCTGCTGCAGATGCAAAAACAGAAAATGCACTGTTAGTAGGGTTTAAAACAGAAAACATACTTAATTGAGACATACTAAAACTATTTAACGCATCTCTAGCTCGGTCAGGCAAATCAAATCTCTGAGTGTCTGCATAATTAATACCTGCACCACCATCTTTATTTGGTGGATTAGAAAAATCACTTTCTCCACCTTCATTTGATTCATATGATTTATTTGATTCATAGGGATTTATACTTAACAAACTTTGCAGTTCTTCATTTGTTTCTTTAATAGTTTTTTGTTTTTCTTTTTGTTTATTTTGTTTGTCTTGTAATCCTTTATATATATTTGTATAACGAGAACTTGTATCTATGGGTTGGGTAGCTTCTAAATTAACTGTAGGAGTAGTTTGTTTAGACAAAAAAGTTTTTGTGTTAGGTAAATTGCTAACATTTCTAGTAGGCACTTGTGCCTGCCTTACATTTAATGGTTTCTGTTGAACCGTTGTTCTTTGTGGAGTTTTAAATTCTAAAAATGCATTTCTATTGGGTTCTATATCTTTTGTTTTAGTTAATTGATTTACAGGTGGTTTACTTGTAGATATATTATTTGTTTGGGATGTTTTTGTATTCTTTGATTCTATCTGATTTACTTTACTAAATGAGGGAAAGGGTATATCAAAAATTGGTTTATTGGGTTCAGCAACTTGTTTAGTTTTCATAGGCTCAGCAACTTGTTTAGTTTTCATAGGCTCAGCAACTTGTTTAGGTGGTGTTTTTGGACTAAGGTAACCTTTAAGACTTTTATAATAAACTTCATTAGTTATAGGCATATATCTGCTACTAAATTTTCCGTCTTTCATATTTGCCATCTCAGATACAGTTAATGCTTTCGACGTGGGTGGGTCTATATCATTATCAGGGTTAGTAACCGAAAATTTTGTATCAGCATCTAATATGTCCATTGCATTACCGGGAGACTCTCCTGTGTCTGGGTCTACATCATCTCTTTTTCTATAAGCAGCAACCCTTCCATCTGTAAGGGGTCTGAATCCAAAATATTGTTTACCATCTTTAGTATAGGGGTTAAGAAAATTATTGGGTTTACTACTTCCGGGCATTTTAAATTTGTAAAAATCTCCATAGTTGCTTCTAGTAGTGCCACCCTGATTAAATTTTAGGTCTGTATTTTCTGTGGTAGGTGTAGTGCCGCCTTCAGCCATTGTTACTACCCCACCTCGGTTAAAATTTGAGTCGGATACCTCCTCCTCCTTGTCATCTTCCATATCGAGGTCATCCATATCAAAAGGCATATCATCAGGAAGAGTAGCTTCCTCCGAGTTGCCCATTTGACCCATGTCTTCCATTTTCTGTAAGCCTGACTTTGCTTCTTGTCTCATCATCATTAGTTTTTCTAATCCTATAAAACGAACAACGTCTGCGGGAAATACAAATTCTCCTTCACTTAATTGTGCCGGTATGTCATCTCGTACCTCTTCTTTCGTTGAGCCTATGGGAACATCGTTGCCTGATATAGGGTCTGTGCCACCACCTTCTTCTTTAAGACCACCCGCTTCAAACATTTCCATTTGTTTAGCTAATTTTGTTTTTTTATTTTTTTTCGCCATTTACCTCTTCCCTTAACATTTTAAGTCGTTTAAGAATAGCCACTGCTCCTTGTGACCTATGAATAGTAATTGTATCATCACTCTGTTCCATTATTCTATATTGATTTGCTATATGACTATCTAAATAATCATTGAAGTGGGTTAGTAGTTGGAGGTTGTTCACTAGCGGCTTGATTTGCTGCAGCACCTGCTTGTCCATCATTTCCTGTAAATCCTTGTTCACCCGGAGCTGGAGCTACCCCTGTTCCTATTGTGCCACCACCTGCTCCTGTAGGGTCTAGTGGATTTGCACCCATTGGGGGTTGTCCTGCTTGTGGAACTCCTGCTTGTGGTTGTGGAGGTCCTTGAAAGCCTTTAAGTAGTTCAGCTTGTAAAACAGCTTCATCCATATTGTTAGTAACCTTGTCAGGGTCTAAGTCCATAGATTTAGCTATCTCTCTAATTATATAGTTAAACTTAGCAAAAGGTGCAAGTGATGGGTTAGATGCAGTTTGTAAGAAAGAAGTTAATCTCTGACTACGTACTTCATTAGCCATTAGACTTTCAGTACCTCTTGCTACTACTTCTAAGTCACCCTTTATACTTTTGTCAAAGTTAAATTGCATATTAAATCTAAACAATCCCTCACCTAATGGTTTAAGCAAGTAATCATCTATATTTTTAACAACAGTTTTAATACTACCACTAGCTGCGTTCATTAGCATAGATATACCTGATGCAGTTCTTCCTACACCTTGCACACCAGTTTGCCCATGAGCAAAAGATGGCATACCAGTACTTTCATCAGCTAACTGCCTAGCTTTATCAAACAACTGTAAGTTTTCACCAGACACGTTTGGAAACTTTGTGCCAAAGATAGCTTGACCCGGAGCACCACCTTGTCTCCTAAACACTTTTCCCGGATACACAGATAAATCTTGTCCCGGAACTAAGTTGGTCTCATCCACTTCTATAAGTAAGTTTCCAGACAGCACAGCATTATCAACAGCCATTCTCATAAAACCATTCATTAATGTTTGTGTATCATCCATGTTCTCAGCAATACCTACACCAAAAAAAGAATAAGGATTAAGTTCATAGGGAGCTGCCATATAAGGTATAGTAGATGGCTTGAAAGGATTAAGAACCATTCTTATTAGTTTGCTATTACATATCCATATATTAGCTTGCAACTCATCGTAGTCTTCTAATTCTTTAGGTATTACTATATTATTTTCTAGAAGCATATCAACATCGCAAGTACCCCAATATTCTAGAACTTCAAATCTGTCTACACCGTGGTCTGCGGCGTAATCCGATAAATCATCTTCCCAATACTTATTGTCATATGATTCACCTTGTTGTATTACTTCATCGATTACGTTTTCACGAAAGTAAGGTCTTTTCTTTAATGCTCTTAGTTGTGTCCTTGACATCTTGTGTCGTTCAATTACGTATTGAGCTTCATCCATATTAGCAGCATCAGGGTCTGGATAGAAATTCCATACTGATACATGAGAAGTAGTAGGAACTGTTTTAAACACAGGACTGTACTCACCTTCATCATCCCAACTAGGATATTCCTTATCAATAGCAAAAGGACCTTTCATCACACCAGTACCAAATAAAGCCATTTCAAAGATAGTACTTCTTAATTGTTTATTCGCACCTGATTCTTGAAGTTGGTCCATTATTCTTTTTTCCATGTTTTTAGCTGCAATCATGGCTGGACTAAATGTAACAGCAGTAGCACTCTTACCTACCCCTTCTTTAAGCCCTTCAACATCTCCCAGCTTTTCTTCAAGAGGTCCAAGCATTTCTTGTAAACTTTTTTCAGTAGCTCCTGCAGGTAATTCCTTACCGTCACCCTGAAAACCATAAGGAGAAGACGTAGGTTTTTCAGTTTTAAGTTGTTCAGGCTCTTTAGGGTCAAATGACACATCGGAGACCACACCTTCTGGTAGAACTGTTGGCTCAACGCTAATAGGAAACTTGTGACCTGCAAATAGCACATCAACCATTTGTCCATAAGCTGCGAGAGTTTTTGTTTTGGTAACTTTAATAAATACTCGTGACTTTTCTGCTTCAGTAAATTGAACATCGCTTCCATATAATCCTCTATAGTTTCTATATGACCTCAACCATCGTTCTTCATCGTTGTTACGATAGTCTTCAGCACGTTGATATCTTTCCATAACAAAAGGTATAATGTTAGTTACGTCAACATCTGTAACAGTACTTTCTTCACTATCTTCTAGGGCAATAGCATCATCATCCATTATTATTTCTTCTTCAGCCATGTTTTATTCCTCTAATATCCAAATGTTGCATCAGCTACAGGCATACTTCTAGTTGGTGTGCCATGTGGGTCGTAATCAAATATACTAAATCGTGGTCGTGACATTATACCATACCTTAACGCATCGTACAAATGGTCTTCTGCACGTGTGTCCACATCTTCTGGATTCTTTTTGTCCAAGGGCAAGGCAGGTAACTGTGAGATAGTGTTCGTGCAACTATTAAAGAAAACAAGTCGTGGCTCCTCTGTAAATTCATCTACTTGCAAACGTCTGTGTATTTCATTCTTACCTGATACACGACTACCTTTACTTCTATCTGAGGGTCTAAATCTGCAACCTCTCATCGTCATCTGTTCAGCCAAAGAAGGACCAGTATCCCCACGTTTATGCCACAAAGAACTGTCCAAAACCCCATACTTAATATTTCCATCATCGGCTTCTGCATCCAATATCATATCTGCCAAATCTGCGGCAAGTACTTTGCTACAATACAACTCTCTATATATAATAATCTGCTCATCTGGAGAAACAGCAAACCACAGCACCCCACTATAAGAACCATAACCATAATCGCAAGCCCTAAATTTAACCCAATTTCTTGGAATTGGAAAAGGCTCAATAACGTGAATATTCCTATCAAACTCAGTAAAAGCAGCACCTTCTTTAATATCCCAATCACCATCGAGCAACTGCTTACGTTGGTGTTCAGGTAAGGATAAAAGCATTGTCTCATAGTCACCTTGGGCTGCGAGATAGGGATTGTCAGATAATCTTGCGGGTATAAATCTTCTTTTAAATAATGGTTGTCCTGCTTTAGTGTGTCCTTTCGGATAGGAAAGGTCGTTACCCGACTCAATATCTGTGGCATTAAATGGTCTTCCATAAGGTGCTGGGTCAATAAACATTTTCTTAACCCATTGGTGACCCGGACCTCCGGGATTTGTTGTTGCCCTCATATAGACAGGCAAATCGTGGGCAGTGGACCTTAGACGAGAACGCATATAATTCCATGCGTATGGTGTGGACCATTGAGTCAACTCGTCAAACCCTATCCAGCTAAAAGCTAGACCCTGATAACGCAAGACATCATCATCTCTGTCGAGATATGACATCCACAATCTTGCACCAGATGGTGCAGTCCACTGCATCTTTCTTTCCGACCATTTTATTCCAGACCATATCTTTGGATATATTTCTCTAGATTTAAATACAAGTTCTCTTAGTTCTTCTGTTGTGTGTCGTAATAGTAATCCACTAAATGATGGATGACCCATATATCTTAAAGGGTCTGCAAGCATAGCATATGATTTACCACCTCCTGCTGAACCACCATATAGTACTTCTCTCTCAGATGCTGCAAGGAAGTCAGTCTGAGGTCCATCATTAGGTTTGAAGATTACATTCTGTTCTTCTAGAGGTACTACTTCTACGTCATCTACTTCTTTTATTTTAGACTCTAGAACCTGTTCTTTCTTCTTCGATGGCTTTCGCTTTCTCGATTGCTTTCTGGGCATACTCGGACCATTTTCTAAGAGTTCTAGCTTTGTTCTTACGTTGTTGCTCATGCATTAACCTTTTTCTTAAACCTACATGTGATATTACTCTACCAGTCTTTTTAGTTATCCAATTAGCTACTTGTCTGTAGGAATACTGTTTAGTGTGTTTTCTAGCTAATTCTATTGCTTCTAATTCATATGGTATAGGGTCAAGTAAGTCATTGTCTTCATCGTTTATCTTATAACCAAAAGGAACGATACGTGCTATGCGAGGTATCTGTGTCCAGTTTTTTTGTTCTTCGTCTTTTAAATCTGTAGGTTGGGGTAACTTCCAACTGCCTAAACTTCTATTCACTATTCTTTGCAGGCAGTAACATAACACCACCAGTGCTTTCTACTTGCATCTTCTCAGTCTTAACCAAGCCTGTTCTATCTAACAACTCTTTTGCTGCAGACATCTTCTCTTTAATGCCTAGCTCTGTAGGGTCTAATAAACCACCGACCATAGCTACTGCTGCTCTAGGTGCATTTCTATTCATGTATAGTTGAGTAGCTTCCATTATCTCATCCTTTAGAGACTTGATAATATCTGTTGTACTAGAAGCATCCGAATATCCTGCAAGTTTTTTAGCAGTAACTACATCCCCATTTGCTTGGTCAAATAGAACTGATAAAAACTTTAGCTGTCTTTCTGTTAGTTCTCTACTCATACTGGTACACCCCCTACATCTTCTCTATAACATTGCCTGTCTACACGTGCAATTAATCTCTTGGCTCTATTTCTTGTTTGTGTATGCCAATTGCTATCTTCCATTTCTTCAGCCATCTTTGTCCAATCTAAGTCCTGCACTGCAGCAATCATATTCTTAAATTTAGATAGTCTTGGTCTACCTAGTTGAAAACACATGTTAGCTAATACATGTTGTATATCTTCAGGTAGGTTATTAAATTGCGAAAAGAGTAGGTTACAATCTTTTATAGTTGTTGCTATGTCTTTCGCAAACCATTCATCCACTTGTTGATGTGGTATCTTTGTTCCTATAGGACCTGCATATATCTCTTCATCCCACTCGGTAATCAGGTGTCCAATACCCCCTGTTAAATGTCCTAAAGAACAACGATATGTTTCATACTTAACACCTTCGTCATTTGCTATCTCATCCTGTAGTTTAATTAAATTCATTTTTTTCCTATTATCTTCATTGCTTGTCCAGCACCCTTAATTCCAAAGGATGCACTAATTGCTATAAATAGTAAGTATTGATACCACTCAGGTAATGTGTTAAGAACTTCAAAGCCTACTCTTACATATTCCGTCATACTTGGTATAAAAACTAGTATAGCAGGTAATAATAAAACAATCAAGGCAAATTCGTCTTTCCA